GAGACAGAGTCCGTGGTGGGCGGACATTTGTCTTCCCCACGCGGACACATGTGTCTGTCTCCGGCGGACATGATGTGCGCTACAGGCGAACAAATAATTGCGGTATAATTTATAAAAAACTATTGACAGTGCGGTATAATTGTGGTATTATATAATCATAGCAGGGAGATAACAACAAGTAAAAAAAGGAGAAAACAAAATGACAAAAAAAGATTTTATCGAAAAGATTAGAGAATGCAACAAGAGTTTTAGAATGGTAAATAATGGAAAATGCTCAAGTATTTTCATAAATAACGTTTGCTTCTTTTATGACTCCGTTAAACTGTATTTTGATGACGATGCTCATGTGTTGTTTATATACGACAGAAACAGGAGAAAAATTATGGCAAGTATCTTTTATCAGATGATACAGATTGGGTTATAAAATATTAAAATAAACAGCTGACCTATCGGCACAACGGGAGAAAAGGAGTATAAAATGGCAGATACAATCGAATTAATAAAAAGACACACTCAGGAGCTTGATGAGTACATGCTCAAAAATGGAGAATATAGTTTCCACAGATTCACAGACGGTTCTGTTCATTTCATGAATCCAGTATTTGTTACTATGAATGCGGAAGAACCTGATATAATACCTCTCAGACCTGTAAGAGAGTTAGAAGAACTTGTAAATGCGTCTATGAATGACGATGCCTTAGTTACAATCAATGATTACATTAGATTTAGTGGGGTCGACATTATTTTGGATGAAACTAAGATTCTGTTTTGCAATAGTAGTATTAGTATTGAATACTCAGGGATTCATAGCTTAGATGTCGATTATAACTACGACTTAAAAGCAATACTTAAAACGGTTGCAAAAGGGAATTTTGGGGATACTGTTTTTATAAATGGTGCTAGAACAAGTGTTCACGATTTAGTGCTGTTGGAACAGGAATTGATGTATTCCTCATGTGATAACGAGCCACATACACACGGGGTATATATAAAATATAGTGACGTTGAATCAATTGTAGATATTGCCGGATATTATATTTTTAGGAGGGTCAAAAAATGATAGCAACAACCACAAGCGATATAATTTACGTGTCTATAGCTTTAATCATGATGTTTGTGTCTGGTTATATCCTCGGCACGACAGATGAAATGGGAAGAGAGAAAAGGAGAAAAGAAAAACTCAGAAGAAAACGAGAGCAGAGAAAGGAGTTGAAAAAACATTGAGAAAATTATCATTGCGTTTAGATATGAGAATATACAACTGGGCAGAAGAATACGGAACAACAGTAAGTGAATATTTAGAGCATGCTGTGTATTCAGCACTCGAGTTCGGAGGTTCGGGATTTCAATTCACGTCCAGTCGGGTTACACCAAAATATGACACAAGTGTGTACCTCGCAGATAAAACTTTTAAAGAAGTAAAGAAGTTGGCAAAACATAACAACTTGAGCAAAGCACAAATACTGAATCGTTCTGCGATAATGTTTCACGTGAAACATATTCACGATGTAGAACGAGAGGAAAGGGAGAGTGAACAGTGGCATGACGACAGATTATGCAAAACGTCGTACTAAAGTTATAAGAAAGCTTAAAGTTTTAGCACAGAACAAAAATTTTGGTATGGGTGCAAAGAATGATATACAATACATGTTACAGCAACTACCACCCGAAAGTCAGATAAAAACCGCCCGTCAGAGACGCGGTGCAATGGCAGCACTAGAACAAGCTGAAAAATCTGATTTATATAGCGTGTCGGGACAAAGAAGAATAGCTAAGCGTAAAATGGAAAAACTTGAGAAAAAGGGTGTGAAATTCAAGACCTTTAAAGAACTCAATGAGTTTGGCGAGTTCATGGAATCAGTTCGCGATTATTCACTGGGGCGAGTATATGACAGCACAAAAGCGTTAGAGTTGTTTATTGATAGAGGTGAAAAATCTGGTGATGAATTACTCAATCAGTATAGGGAGTGGCAAAAAGCAAAGAGAGGAATTGATACATAGAATACAGGGGATATATAGAACCCCTAATATGAGAGGAAAACAACGCTTTGCAAAACAGTCATACCGGAATTGCATATGCGCTTTTGACATTGAAACTACACGTCTTTCAGAAATTGAACAGAATATCATGTATTTATGGCAGTTTGCGGTATTACTTGACGACAATGAAATAATATGCGTGTACGGAAGAAATTGGAATGAACTTGAAGAATTGTTTACACGCATTGAGGATGAACATCTTATCACAATGATTTTTGTACACAACTTGTCATACGAATTTCAGTTTCTGCGCTCACACATAGAAATAAAACCAGAGGAAGTATTTTCCCTTAAGCCCAGAAAAATACTCAGAATCAGAGCCGGAAACCATATGCAAGGGAATTTAGAGTTTAGGTGCTCGTACATGCAAACACACAAAAGTCTTGATAAGTTTTTGAGCGATAGTGGGGTGCAGAATCAGAAGTTGAAAGATTTTGATTATGATAAACGGCGTTACCCGTGGACAGAATTATCAACTAGGGAAATTAAATACGGGTGTAACGATGTGATAGGATTATTACAGGCAATGCATAAACGATTGGTGGATAATAATGATACCCTATACACTCTGCCATTAACTTCAACTGGCTACGTCAGAAGAGAAGCAAAGCAAGCTATGAAGCAATACAATTATAAAAAACTGCACAGCATGATGTGTGACATAAGCTTGTACACATTGCTAAGAGAAGAATTCAGGGGTGGCGACACCCATGCAAACAGATATCACGTTGGAAAAATACTTAGTAACGTTGCGTCATTCGACAGGGCAAGCTCTTATCCAGATGTTATGCTTAACTGTGAATTTCCAATGACAAAATTTACACGACAGGGCAATTGCAGTATAGAGGACATTGATAGATGGACAAAATTTCACAAGGCTTATGTTGGGCGGTTCCATTTCCAAAACATCAGACAAAAAGATGTATATTACGGAGCGCCATATCTGACAAAAGATAAAGGATACTGCATAAGTACAGAATCAGTTTGGGACAACGGTCGTTTACTCTCAGCAGACGAATATTCGTGTACATTAAACGACATTGATTTTAAGATTGTAAAAGAGGAATACATCTGGGATACGGTGGAACTTACAGATTTTTATACGGCAGGGTATGGGCATCTTCCCGAACCTCTGAGGGGACTAGTGAGACGTTTATTTTCAGACAAAACCTCTTTAAAAAATGTGAAGGGAAAGGAGATTGAATACGCCTTGTCGAAAGAATTGATAAACTCATTATACGGCATGTCCGCACAGAATCCTGTTAAGCCTGATATCATCTACAGTAACACAGAAAAACCATTCTCAGTTGAGGACGGGGATACAGAGGAAAAGCTGTTGAAGTACAACAAAAGAGCGTTTATGTTGTATGCGTGGGGTTGTTGGGTAACCGCCCATGCCCGACAGAGACTTAAGCTTGCCGTAAATATTGCAGGCGAAGATTTTGTTTATTGTGATACTGATTCATGTAAAATACTGGTTACGGAAAGATATCCTGAAATCCAAAAAAAGTTTGACGAGCTGAATAAAGGGCTGATGGCAGATTCGTTGGAAAATGACGGTCATGCCACAGACCCAAAAGGTGTGGAACATTATCTAGGCGTATACGAGTATGAGGGCGCATCTGATAGATTTATAACCTTAGGTGCGAAAAAATACGCTCAAGAAAAAAACGGCAAGCTTGAAATCACGATATCGGGTGTAGGAAAGAAAAAAGGTGCAGAAGAATTGCGGAAAATGGGTGGTTTGGAAGCTTTGAAGATTGGAACCACGTTTCGGGAAGCAGGGGGCATGGAATCAGTTTATAACGATTCAGATTACGGGTATTATAGCCCAGACCCCGACAACCCGGATAAAAGCGTATACATCACCAGAAATGTAGTTTTACGCCCCTCTGAATATACTGTTGGGCTTACACTAGAATATTTAAACGTTCTCAATAGTGTTGATTTATGGCACGATTTTTTAAAAAATACTAAAGAAAAGGCTTGACATACACGCTCACATATGCTATTATATACTTGTAACAAAAACAGAACAAAATAAAAAAGGAGTTGAGAAACATGATTACAAGAAGCATTGAAAAAGTAACAGCAAAGATTACAGACGAAAACGGGCAGTCTGTAGAAAAAACCTACTACGGCGCAAACGTGACAGCTACAAAGATTAAAAAATCTTATGAAGCTGAAACAGGAGTAAAGGCTGTGAAAGTTTCCATGGATACTGAAGTTGTAAAAGCATCCATGACAGAAGCCGAATTTGTACACCACGGAAAAGTAGAGTAAGAACCAAACATGTCGCAATCCGAAACAACTCCCAGCTGTGGGTAAAACAGCATAAAAAGAAAAAAGGAGAAAAACATCATGAAAATTATTAAAACAAACATTCAGGAAAACGAGTATACAATGGAATTAATGTTCGCAATGTTCGAAGATGAAAACAGAATTCGTCTTTCCGACACCGCCGGAACAAATGTAGAGTTCAACCATTACGCTATTGTGGAAGATGAAAACGCAAAGGGTAAAGTAGTGAAAACTTTGTCAATCGAGGAAGCGGAAACACACAACGTTTACGTGACAACCTCAACCTCATTCATTCAGGCTTTTGAGCGTATTATTACAATGGCAGAAAAATGTGGTGAGGACTTCCGAAAAGTATCTGTATCTTTCAAGAAATCTCAGCGTGGAAGAAACTTTCTTGTTGCACGATATGTAAAATGAAAAAACCTGAACTGTACGACAGTAACGGTTATGTGAATATAAAGGGTATCTTGGAAACAGGATGCCCATTCATATTTATATGGGGTGGTAGAGGAACGGGAAAAACGTATGGTATTTTGAAACACGCTGTAGAAAACAATAAAAAATTCATTTACTTACGAACCCGCCAAACTCAAATAGATATGATACGCACACCACAATTCAACCCATTTAAACAATACAATACAGACTGCAACAGACGCATTACACCCTCACCAATTAATAAAATGTATTCCGGTTTTTATGACACAAGTTTTGATGAAAAAACGAAAAAATACACAAACACAGGTGAACCACTAGGCTACTCAGCGGCACTTGGCACGATATCTAATTTACGAGGTTTCGGAGCGGCAGACGTTGAGTTGATGTTTTATGACGAGTTTATCCCAGAAAAAACAGAACCACAGTTGAAAAATGCTACGATAGCCCTCTTAAATGGTTATGAAACCATAAACCGGAATAGAGAACTAACAGGAGATAAGCCTTTGCAGCTAATATGCGCATCCAACAGCGAAAATGCAAACTGTGATATTTTTGCAAAATTAGGTCTAATCCGCAAAGTTACTGATATGCACAAAACAGGTCAAGAATTTAGTTATCTGCATGATAGGGGTATTATCCTTATCAATCTCGCCAACTCTCCAATTTCACAGGCAAAATCTGATACAGCTGTATACAGAATGGTTGGTAAAGATAGTGATTTTTACAAGATGTCAATTCAGAATGATTTCTACGCTGAGGACTATTCGGACATTAAATCCGAACCCATAAATGAGTACGTCCCCATTGTGACAGTTGGAGAAATAACCATATACACGCACAAAAGCAAGGAAAAACTGTATATTACACAGCACCTACAAGGTTCACCTCAGATTACGTATTCTACATCAACAAGAGACCTGACAGCTTTCCGGCATAAGTTTATATGGGTCTGGGGGATGTACTTAGACGGGCTAGTAAGTTTTTCTGATGTAGAATCAAAATATCTACTTGACAACTATTTCAAAATGTGATAGGATTTAATTGTAGGGAAAGTGGTACTAAACCAACGGGCGGAACCCGTGTACATGAGCTTGGTTGGCTCTCAACACTTTCCCTCAATTCAAAAGAGGTGAGGGGGTGGCAATATGGAATGGATTCAGGCAATAAGTCAGTTATTTAGTTCTCTAGGAGTTCCCGTAGCGTGTCTTGCGGTGACCTTTTATTTATGGTACAAGGAAACTGGAAATCATAAAGAAGAAATACGCAACCTTACAGAAGTTTTAAACAATAATACAATGGCAATTCAGAAGCTTGCAGACAAACTGGACGCACAGGAGGGATAAAGATGCCGTTAGGTGCAAAAATTTTACTAGACCCTGATATAGAAGAACAGTATGGATTGATTGACATTATACCCGAATGTGATATATATGGTGAATACAAAATAAATACTAAGAGTTCCCCTCTGATGTTACGTGATAAGCCAGATACAAACGCAGATATAATCGCGGAAATGCCAAAAGGACGTACTATTTTCTGTTATGGATTTACAGATATCACTATGGAATGGTATCTTTGTGAATACTCAAACAGCGGAAAGATTTACGCAGGTTTCTGTAATAAAAAATATTTAACAAAAAAGGAGTGATAATACATGAAAATCGAGGATATCATAGCTCTTGCAGGGGCAGGCTTCAGTAAACAGGACATTATCAAGATTGCGGGTACGGTATCAACTCCGTCTCCGGCTCCGGCTCCGGCTCCGATTCAGACACCAACACCGGCATCAGCACCAGCACCAGTATCAGCGCCGGTTCCGGCACAGGATGTTTTTAATCAGCGTATGGGTGTTCTGGATAACCGATTAGATGAGATTACTAAGCTGATTCAGGTTGGAAACCTGAGTAACTCCCAGATTCCGGAACCACCGACAACAGAAGATATGTTAGCATCAATTATTAATCCACCAGTAAAGGAGTGATATTATGGGTACGGCTTATAAATTAGCACCAAACGCACCTAGCGTATCGAATTTTAATGCAGCTACCGTTCTGAATGAAATTGTAAATCAGGCAACAGGGAAAAACACAGTTAGTGCGATTGCAACAAGTAATTTCACTTCGGTTGCCACCATAGCACTAGGGGTAGGAATTGACCCATTGTTAAACGCGATTTCTCAGGTTCTCAGCAGAACTATTTTTTCTATCAGACCTTATTCAAGAAAGTTTAAGGGTTTATATCAGGACAACATAAGGTTTGGAAACCATGTAAGGAAACTCAATATTGCGGATTCTGATTGGAATAGGGATGACCGATACGACTTAACAGACGGGGTAAGTGTGGACGATCAAGTAATTGCCATTCCGAAAGTACTCCAGACAAACTTTTATGGACAGAATGTATATCAGAGACAAGTTACACTATTCAGAGACCAGTTAAACGTTGCTTTACAGAATGAACAGGAATTTCAGAGATTCGTCACTATGATTATGACAAATGCATCTGATTTAATTGAGCAGGCACATGAAGCAACGGCAAGAATGACACTCGCCAACTTTATTGGCGGTAAAGTGAAAGGTGACGCTGCAAACGTTATTCATCTTGTAACAAAATATAACGATGTAGCTGGAACCACTCTTACAGCCGACACGGTAAAACAGCCAGAAAATTTTGTTCCGTTCATGAAGTGGGCTACAGGGTATATTAAAACAGTGTCTGATTGGATGACCGAAAGAACTCAAAAGTTTCATATTAATGTTACAGGAAAAGAAATTTCAAGACACACGCCATATAATAAACAGAAACTTTATCTATATTCTGAAGAGCTTAATAACATTGATGCTAGTGTTATGACATCTATCTTTAACGATAGCTACTTGAAAATGGCAGACCATGAAAAAGTAGGTTTCTGGCAGAATATCGACAGCCCAGACGGTATTAACGTAAAAGCGTCATACATGGACGCAACAGGAGACGTTGTTTCCGACACTGAGGGTACAGCTACTTCCAACATTTTCGGTGTGTTATTCGACGAGGAAGCGGTCGGCATTACAACTTATGGTGAATGGTCTGCACCGTCGCCGTTTAACGCGAGGGGTGGATACAGTAACATTTTCTGGCATTTCAATGATAGATACTATAATGATTTTACAGAGAATGGGGTTGTTTTCTTACTTGATTAAAGGGGGGATACATGTATGATAGTAACATGTTACAATGTCGGTAAAGCGAAAAATTCTACATGGATTCCCGAGAGTGGCGGAAAAGATTATGAGGGGACTTTAAGAGTCCCTTCATTCATTTTAAAACCGACAATCACGTTTCAGTTTGCGAAAGACTGGAGTCCGAAAAGTATCAATTACTGTTATATTCCAGAATTTGAACGATATTATTTTGTGAATGATTGGGAATATAGTACAGGACTGTGGGTGTGCTACATGGAAGTGGATGTAATGGCAAGTTTTAAAAGTGAGATAGGAAAAAAGAGTTATTACATCATAAGAACAAGCACTGCTTTTAATGGCAGAATATCAGATGCTTTATACCCGACATTCAGTAACCCTACACGAAACGCAACTGTCGCAAGTCGCCCTCTTTTTCCACAAGTAAATAGTGTTAAATCAGGAACTTTTGTGGTGGGAATTATAGGTAAAAATGGGATGTGTGAATACTATAAATTTAATTATGCAGGGTTTGTAAAATTTTCTGAAAGCGTATTTTCATCTATGACTTGGATGCAGAGTAACGATTTAGCGGATTTAGGTGAAGATATTGCAAAAATGGTTTTCAACCCTGCACAATATATAACATCTGTATTATGGTTTCCATACGATATTGTAGAAGATGAAGTGGTCATAGAATCGAAAATTGGCTTGGGTTGGTGGGAAGTGAACGCCACGGCAGTCAGACTGTCATCAAACGCTATTGACCGTGTATCAACAACTGTCAACGTTCCCAGTCATCCTCAGGCAGAAACGAGAGGTTCATACCTTAACAGTTATCCATATAGACGTGGACGGCTGTTCATACAGGGTTTTGGAAGCATTGAGCTGAATTATTCAAAAATCATTGAGAACACGCTGACGATACAATGCGATATAGATTGCCGAACAGGCGGTGCGGTTGCGTATGTATACATAGTGAAAGGCAATGAAAAATACATGCTGGCTAATGTACCCGGAAAAGTTGGTTTTTCCATTTCCATTGGTGATATTAAAAATGACTTGCCGGGTGCTATTGGGTCAGCAGTCGGGGCAGTTGGTAGTATTGTTTCTGGCAACTGGATTGGGTCAGCTTCATCATTGTTGAATTTAGGTTTACAACTCACTAATGCAGAAGCTACAGCACTTTCATCAGCGGATACAGTTGCATCAATGCTCGTAAATACTCAGCTCATAACTGATTGTTATGAGATTACTGAAGAGGATAACGCTGATAACGGCAGACCTTACATGAAAAACGGCGTGCCGTCGTCAATGGGGAACGGTTTTTATATCGTTGAAAATGGCAACGTTAATATCATTGGAGCCTACGCAGATGAAATAACCATGATTAAAAATTACTTGGAGGGGGGATTTTATTACGCATGAGTTCATTAAGATATTCTTATAATAATTCAGCATTATTGATAGGGTTTAAAAAGGGTGGAAACGGTGGGGAAATTCCATTACCGTCCGGTAAATGGAATGTACTTGTCACTGATACCGTGAATGGATATTTTACCAGAGACAAAATGCGACAAAATGCCGCTAATATTAACAATTATTTTAAGGAGAGAGGTTGGTCTCCAACCGCTCGAATGGCGTTGTTGGGAAACATGGAAAAGGAAAGTACCATGAATCCGGGTCTTATTGAAGTAGGCGGTGGCACAACGTCAGACGGTCCGGGCAGAGGGCTTGTACAGTGGACACCGGGAACAAAATTACTGTCGGTTCTTGATATTCTATACGGAAAACATGATGACTGGTGGGACGGTGGAAAACAGTGTGCTGTTTTGTTCGCTGAATATCAGGAGAGTGTTGGAGACGCCGACAGGGGTATTGAGCCGGAATGGTATCCGACTTCAAGTTACAATATGACATGGCGTGAATGGGCTACTGGGAACTATGACCTGAAAACGCTTACTAATGCGTTTATGTATAATTATTTGAGACCGGCAAGTCTGAATCAGCCGGATAGATATGAAAAAGCGCAATATTGGAGTTCAATATTTATAAGGGGGTGATATGATGCCATACAGTTATGAAATGATAAACTTGTTTAATTCCTCTTACAGCCCGTCAACTATCCACACAAAAAACACTCAGCTGTTTATGTTTTTCAAAAAATACCTACTTGAAAAAGTTATGTCAGAATTTAAGTTTAAATTGCATGAAACGTGGGATAAAAATTATTTTTTATATTCACTGTTTTTAAGGGGTTATCTAACGGTTGTAAATACCAATAAATTCGGTGTTATATGTCAGCATTGTGGATTAAGAGGGTATAATATATATTACAATCCCACGCATGCTATAATTACAAATCCTCTATTAACGGGAATTTTAGAGCCTAAGATTGGTACTCAGTGTTCTATCATCAAATTACAACCAGATTACAGCGGTATCTCTGATATCGTAAATTACTATGCCGATAATATGGCTATGACTGCGGAAGCGTGTGAAATGAACATCATGAACAGTAAACTTTCATTTCTCTTTGCAGTAAGAGGAAAAAGTCAAGCTGAATCAATGAAGAAAATTCTTGATAAAGTGATGAGAGGGGAACTTGGCGTTTTCTATGATGAAAAACTGAAAATGGGGAACGATAATATTCCACTAGATTTTTTCAACAACGATTTAAAAAAGAATTTTATTGCACCTGAATTGCAGGATACGTTAAGACGTTGGGAAGAAATGTTCTGTAATGAAGTTGGCATACCAAACGTGCGAAGCGACAAGAAAGAACGTATGATTGTAGATGAAGTGAACAGCAATAATATTGAGTGTTTAACAAAAGCAGAGTTATGGCTTGAAACATTAAAAGAGGGAATTAATCAAACAAATGCAATGTTTAATCTCAATCTTGACGTTAAATTACGTCACAAAGAGGGAGGTGAAAATAGTGCCGGGAGAACTTTATTTACGGGGGCTACTAGCATGGAATGAAAATCTGCTGAAAGATAATTTCATAAGTCATTTACCAGTCAATATGGTGAATGAAATTGGAAATGACAATATTCAAAATTATGTCCTTTTAAAATGCGCTGAGTTGGAAGTTTTAATACCCTCGCCGACTGAAATGGCTTTAGCTCTAAACTCATGGGCTTCTATAAATGAACGGCTATTCTCAATTATCTATGATATAGAACTTACCATTTCTACAACAGAGGGTGCGAAAACAGAAACAATTACAAGAGACAAGAAAGGAAAATCTACAACGGAAGATAAAGAAAATTTAACCCAGAAAAGTAATAGCGGAACAAGCGGTTCTGATTCTACAGCTGAAAAAGTTGCAGGATTCAATTCCACGTCACTTGTGGATAAAGGAAGCACAACAATTACTTATGGGGGAAAAGCTAGCTATGATGAGACAAACAACAACGCAAAAAATTCTAAAAATGAAACGACAGAAACAGAAAAAGAAACAAAGTCCACGGGAATGTCGGAACTTGAGGTGTTGGATTTCAAGCTTGAAAAATCTATGAGTGCGTTAAGTAAAATCACTGAAATGTTTAAAGAAGAGTTTTTCCTAATAGTATATTAGAGGGGGTAAGAAAATGTTTAAATTTCCGTTTACAAATTTTCATGAAATGAATCTGACATGGATTATTGAGACGTTGAAAGAGAATACTGATTTCACTAAAAAAGTATATGAAGAAGTAAAACAGCTAAATGCCACTATTGAGAAAAAGGTGGAAGAAGTTGTTAATAACATGTCGGAAAGTGGCGCTTTTGACAATATTATTTCCAACATGTTGGACGGTAAAGTTGAGGAAATCAAGAACATTGCCAATAATGCTCTGTCAACCGCCAATGGTATTGATAGTAAGTATGAGTATCTAAGTTCCATGCGGAACAAGAAGATTCTAATTGTAGGCGACAGTAACAGCGATGAAAACTACAATGCAGGGAAAATCAACGTTCACTGGCCACAGTCTCTCAAGTCCATGCTATCAAACGTTGAAAATGTAACGATTACTAACAGGAGTGTGGCAGGAAAACAAATTGACTGGGCTAAGACTGTTATCACCGAAGAAAATGCCGCGAGTAGGTATTACGACATTATCGTGATTATGTTAGGTACTAATAACTATGGACATGCTACACCAATTGAAACATTTAGAACGGAACTGACGGCTATTCCAATTACACCACAGATTATTAACGGTGCTCATGTTATCATTGTGTCGCCACCGAAAAGGAGTATGTTTGCTTCTTCTGAAACACCACACGTTCCACTTGTGGCGTATATGAGAGCACTGTATGCATACGCGGAAAAGATTGGTGCACAATTTGTGGATTGCTGGGGAAAACAACCTATGGTGAACACCAGTGATGCTAGTACCTTGACCAAATGGTATTATGACAAACAGTTGCATTTCAATGATGCATATGCTCCAATATTTGCTCAGTGGATTCTGTGGTATATGATAACTGGTAGAAGTGATACTATCGGTGATTATTACGAGACAATACCGGGCAGATATCTGAAGCAGTTCTTTACAAACACCAATAACTTTGAGATTAATGAGAACGGGTCTTTTGTTAGAGTTGGTACACGTTCTATTACTTATAATATTATTGGCAGTCTGAAAACATTTGGTGCTAATAATAGCGGTCTACAGCCACTAGCTACACTACCTGAATGGATGAGAGAGCATACAAGTATGGCTTATCTAAATTGCCATAGTAGTACAATTACAAGAGGTGACCGTGTCGCAACTCAGACAGCGGAAATTGTAAATACCGACGGTAAACTATATGTTACTGTGGACGGGCTGAGTACAACGGGAACTTTGTACAGGATTCATGGTACACTACATCCGATGTTAAATACAGATAACATAATTCCGGATTATCCGACAACAAACTAAAAATCGAACAAATGTTTGTTTACCCCCGGCGAACAACCGGGGGCTTTTTGTGTCCGCCAGAAGCATACACATGTGTCCGCGTGGGAAAGACAAATGTCCGTCCACCACGGACTTGAGT